GGAAACACCACCAACGGCCACACCGCAATCCCTGGAGGCGACGTTGGACTGGCAAACGGCCGCGAATGAGGTCAAGGAGAATATTCGTTCGGCCTGCGCCGCCGAGACCCGGCGTATTGCGGAAATCCGAGCACTGTGCAAGGGCGATTATCCCCAGTTGGAAGCCAAGGCCATTGAAGATGGCTGGGATACGATACGTTGCGAGTTGGAAATCCTGCGGAGTGCGCGGCCTTCTGTTCCTGCTGGCCATGTGCATCAGAAGAACCCTCTGACGCCCAGTGTTCTCGAAGCGGTTGCCATGGCCTCTTCGGGTACAACGCTACAGCAACTCGAAGCCAGTTACGAGGAGCAAACGCTCGAAGCGGCTGACAAGCTACGCGGCATCGGTATCCAGGAGTTCTGCGAGTTGGCCTGCGGAGTGCAACTGCCCCGCTTTCGTCGTGACGCGACCGGATGGCTCCAGGCTGCTTTCAGCACGGCCTCTTTGCCGGGTATCCTTTCCAGTCTGGCCAACAAGACGCTGCTGGAGGGTTACAACTACGTCGAGGACGCCTGGCGACAGATCTGCAAGATCGCCACGGTCAACGATTTTAAAGAACACAGCCGTTATCGGATGAACGGTAGTTTTACCTTTGAGCCGGTCGGGCCGGACGGCGAACTCAAGCACGGCAAGATCGACGAAATGACATTTGGCCAAAAGGCGGGTACGCATGGAATCATGTTCGCCCTGACTCGCCAAATGATCATCGACGACGATCTTGGCGCCATGACCGACATCCCGCGTCAGATCGGCATGGGTGCGGCCGAAGCGATCGCCGACGCCGTCTGGGGACTTTTACTTGGCAATCCTGTGCAATCCGATGGCAATGCCTTTTTTCATGCCGACCATAAGAATCTCAAGGCGGGCACGGATACGGTCCTGTCGGTCGATAGTTTGACGGCTGGTGAGGTTGCCTTTGGTGAGCAGGTCAAGCCGAACGGTCGCCCACTGGGAATTCCGGCTTCGTTGTTGCTGGTGCCGACCGCACTGAAGGTTCCGGCCGAGTTGCTCATGGCTTCGTTGCTCATGAACGAGACGACGACAGTGAACAAGGGTAAGCCTTCGGCCAACCCGCACGTTGGCAAGTTTGGTGTTGTTTCTTCGACTTACCTGAGCAACACGAGCTTCACCGGCAATAGCAGCAAGGCCTGGTACTTGATGGCCGATGCGAATCGTCTGCCGAGTTTGGAAGTTGCCTTCCTCGGCGGCGTTGATCGTCCGACGGTTGAACGAGCCGATGCCGATTTCAATACGCTGGGCATACAGTTCCGAGGCTACATTGACTTCGGTGTTCGCGAGCAGGACTGGCGCGGCATGCTCAAGATGAAGGGTGAAGCGTAATCGCGAGTAGCTAAAAAACGCGGCCCGGTCGAGGGGCAGGTCAACCGGGCCGCTAATACCATTGCTCAAGAAGCAACAGATATGTTTTGCATAATTTTATGCTAATTCAATCCTGTTCAATTGTCAAGAGCTTGGATTGACGTATTTCAGTTCAATGCAAAACAACCTGTTGTGACAATCTGTGGTTTTCTTTATGGAAATCCGTACCTCTCTTTTCAGAGGAGGCTTTTAAGGATCGCATTATGAATAAAGCTGTTATTTTGTCCCTTGTATCCTGCTCCCTCATGGGAGCCATCTCGCCATCGGAAAAATATTCCCTTGATCTTCCGACGGAAGTCCGCGAGTGGTTTTACAATCCCGACGGCTCATGCGTCCAGTGCAGTATTGGCATGTGTGGCGCTGACCAGAACGTCCCGGCTGCTGCGACGCTCCTCTGGGATACACAGTATGGATCCCGCGTGCGAGGTGGTAGTGGGCCGAGCCGGGTTGCCCGGTACTGCCGCGAACGGAATATCCGCGTCTACAACGTGACCGGCTCCAATACGTGGGACTGGATGCGTTGGGCGGCTACCACTGGCAGAGGTGCAGCCATCGGTGCCGGGCGTGTCCATTTTCAAACTCTCGTTGGGTACGACTCGCAGACTCAAACGTGGTATGTCTGCAACAACAACAGTCCCTCTCGGATCGACGCCTACAGTGAAGGAGAGTTCCGGCGTTTGCATCTGGCCAGCGGCCAATGGGTGGTCATCCTCGACTACCCACCTCACCCAGCACGTCCCGAGTACGTGCAGTGGTGGTAGTTTTTCATTTTTTTCTTTTTGTGAAAGGTAGTGATGATGAAGCGTTTTCTCCTGCTTATTATGGTGCTCTCGTGTGCGACAGTAACCCAAGCCGGTTATGTAGACCAATCAGAAATCGTTCGCATGGGCGACATGGTTCAGCACGTCGACGGGAAGGCTCACGGCCAATCGGACGTCGATACGTTCGTCGAGGCAATGCGGCCTCCCGAGGATGATTCGGACAAGTGGTTTATCTCGGTTGTCGGATCCGAGGGCTGTGGCGCCTGTCAGCGGCTCAAGCGTGACTGGTCACAAAGTTCGTCCCTGCTGGCTCTGGCCAACCGGGACAACCCAAAAGAATCGTGGGCCCACTTCAACTGGTATTACAGTGAAGATCAATCGCAGGCCTGGCGGTTCAAGAATATTTCCATTACCGAGTATCCGACCGTGATTGTTCAGCCGCCAAGAAATGGCCGCTATGGCAAGGGCTCGACAGTGGTTTACCAGGCGGCCGGATACAATGGCGATCCCCGGAAACTGGCCAAAGACATCATCGCCTCCGTCCGGATGTATGTTTCCAAATTGGAAAACCATCCGAGTGTGGCAACCGACTTCGGTGTAAATCCTCCCTGGCGGCCAGCTCCCAATGATGAACAGGTTGTCCCTTTCCAGGTAAAACCGTTTCAGCGATTGATTCCGCAGGTTGTTCCGGACGAGGTGGCCGTCAAGTTTCAGATCCCTTGGGCACAAATCGCATCACTCTTTATGACAGGTTTTTCCGTGCCTGCCATTATCGGTCTTGTGATCTGGGTCATTGTTGTTATACGGAATAATCGCAAGGCGGCTGGAAAGCAGCTTTTGATTAGTGATGAGGTTTTCAAACAGTTAACAGAGACTATGCAGGGCTTGGCTGATAATATGCAAAAGCCCCGCAGTCGCTCTACCACGAAAAAGACAGTCCGCAAGTAAACCGGACTGACGTTTCTCTTTAATGCTTTATTTGTAACCCGAAAGGTAAAACATGCAGGCTCAATTTGTACATGATGGTGACGCGATCGATTATACTCCAGCATCCGCCGTGGTCGCTGGCCAGGTAGTTGTTCGCAACAGCCTGGTAGCTATCGCCAAACTGGCCATTGCCGCGAACACACTCGGAGCATTGGCCGTCAAGGGTGTTTTCGACGTGGCCAAGGTGACGGGCGCTATCGATGACGGAACAAAAGTTTATTGGGATGCCGACGGCAACCCACTCGACGGCACCGCCGGAACGGGGGCTCTCACGACGGATGAAACACTTGGCAAGTTGGCTGGCGTGACTGTTGCCGACGCTGCTGAAACGGACACGACGGCTCGCGTCAAGCTTCTGGGCACGGGCGGAACGCAGGTGGCCGAGACGCAAGCCGCTTCGACAGCCGAGTCGGCGGCTGACGCCGTGATTGATCTTAATCTCTTGATCGCCAAGCTCAAGGCTGCTGGCATCATGGCTAGCTCCTGATGAATATGTTGACGAATGGTAGCAGTTGGCTGGAGCAGATGCGTCACGATCACTGTTCCAGCCCGGTCGAGTATCGTCGCGGTGAAACCACCACGACGGTCTCGGCCACGTCCGGCAAAACCGACTTTGAACTGGCCGACGAGTATGGCGGTAAGATCGGCTCACACGTTATCGACTTTCTCATTATGGCCGACGAGTTAAACCTCAAACCGGAGGTCGGTGATGTGATTGTGGCCAATGGCCAAAAGTACGAGGTAATGAACCTTGGCGGCGAGGGCTGCTGGCGATGGAGTGATCCGAACCTGATCACCCTGCGGATTCATACGAAGGAGGTGGGCCCGGTATGAGTATTGTTACTGATGTGGCCGACGCGGTTGCCGAGGAACTGAACGCGGGTTCTTTTTCGCAGGCATTTACTGCCGCACGACTCGTTTTACCAAGGTTTGAACTCAAAGACCTGGCTGAATTAAAGGTTTCCGTTGTGCCCCGGACTTTGGGCATCAGCGGGAACACAAGGGCCGCAAGCAAGTACGCCGTCGAAATCGACATTGGAATCCAGAAAAAAGTTCAGGATATCGAAGCTGAAACGGACGAACTCGGCTTACTCGTTGATGAGATCGAAGATTTTATCAGAAAGCGACCATTGGCTTCTGCTCCGTGGGCTCGCTGGACATCCACTCAAAACGACCCGGTATACGATCCCGGCCACCTTGATCAGCATCGGGTTTTTACGAGCGTGTTGACCATTACTTACACAATGACCAAGGGAGATTAGAGACATGGCAAATGCAATTGTAATGCGAATGAAGACGCTCACGACATCTTACACGGCCCTTGGCTCGCACCCGAATGACGTCACCGTCGATGTGACGTGCCCGTCGACCAATTCAGGTGTGGTCTACTTTGAGGGAGACGACGCCAGCGACGTCCCCTGGCAACCGGGCGAAACGCACAATCTGTCTGGTGTCGACCTATCTGCAATTAACGTCAAAGGAACGGTGGGCGACAAAGTAACCGTCATTGGGGGCGAGTGGTGATATGGCCCATACTATACGCCTTGGCTGTGACGGTGCGTTATACATCAATAATAGCAGCAGTTGGCCAACGACCATTGTTAATAACGTTAAAGACGTTACTCTCTCGCTGGAAGCGGGCGAGTACGACAAGACGACCCGTGGCAGCGGTGGCTGGCGTGAGGTTGTTCCAGTTGTCAAAGACTGCACAGTCGAAACGGAACTCTTAGCAGACATGACAGATGTATTTGTCGTGGCGGTTCGCGATGCCTTTTTAAACGGCACAGAGTTGG